AGCAATCACAAATCTCTTTTTATCTAAAAAATGGCAGCGACCCCGGAATCATTGCAGGCAAGGAAGACCCGGCTGCTAAGTGTCGTGAGGAAGATAAAGTCAGTAGCTCTGGACCCCCTGGCAGACCAGGTTTTCGGACTCCTGAGGTCCAACCCTGTGTGCAACAAAAGGGTCCTCACCAAGTATGCCCGAGTTGTGAAAGACCCAGACCCAATTGCGACCACTCAATTGTTAATGGGACAAAAATACCCTATATTAGCCAAAGAAAAGTATTTGCACCATTTTACACCAGAGGAGAGAGCTGCTAACTTTGCTGAGGAAGAGGACTGCAGAAGGCCAGGGTGGAAAAGATGCACCAGGAAGGCACTCAACCTTTGGCTTGACAAGGAAATTGAGCCCAATGAAGAAACTAAGCAGGTCATAAAGGTACTCTATGAGAATTCCTTTGACCTAGTAAGAGATTATCTTAGTCACAGTTGGGACCGAGCCATCATAAGGTATGGGATAGTGCCCAAAGAAAGACAAGTAGTGGCTACAAGGAAAGTTCTGGTGGACGTCCCCAAGGAGTATCGACAGAAAGCAGTGGTAGAAATAATTCAGCCTGGGTTCAACCTGAACCAACCAGAGGTCAAAATATATGTGGAAAAGATAATGGAGAAAATTGGGCACAAGATGGTGCTTGGCATGTCAATTGTAGATCAGGCCAGAGTGCTCCTCAACTCCCTGGATCCCAAGATGCGCATGCTCCCTGTGGCTGTGACCCTTCATGACAACTTGGCACAGCATTCTATCTCTTATTATGGGAATAACTGGATGGTACACCACCTTCCGGGGAGAGTCTATGACACACCAGGAGACACAAATGACTTGCGAGAGGCATGTTCGCTCATCATGAGAGAGGTGTTGAAGGTAAAACCAGAAAAAAGAAGGGACCATCTGCTGCACTTGAGGAAAGGGCCCCAGGGGCTGTTGGAGGTGCTTCAAGAAACCAAAGAAAACTACCCAGTGAAAGTGATAAAATCCCTCTTGGGCCTCCCCTGTTCGAAGTCTCATGATTACTTCGGCACCCAAATGATCATAGAGGCAGCAGTGGAAGAAAGCCGGTTGGTCACCTCAGGAGGGGGTGTCTCTTGGAGAGAATACACTGGAATTGAGAGGATACACTTCCGGCACGATGATGTGAGGGGTTGGTACACTCATGACGGGCCGCTAATAAAGGAAATTGTGTTCTCAAGAACTGAAAGGAAAACCTTCACCAAACTCCTGGTCAACATCGCCAACTATATCCACTACGACTGGGCTGCTCGACCTGCAAAAACTGCAAAGGAAATGAGGAGGTTGACTATGGAGGAGGTAATGCTCTCGCCCTGGTCATTCCTCGGAGCGACAAGAGGCATATGGCAGGAATTCTGGGCGAGGCTTGACTCTAGTTATTTCCCAACTAGCGAAGAAATACGGAATTACCTTCAAATGGGGGATGGAGAGATCAAGATCCGCTGCGTGTTAGAGACTGAGGTTCCAGGCGACACTTCGGTCTACTACAGAGTCACAGATGAGGGCGCACTGGTGGAGGTTGGAGGGTCATCCAGGATTCCAAAGATAGAGTCACTTCCAAAGAGAAGTAGTAAGACCTTGGATGGGACTTGGAACAGCAATGACATGACGTTCATCCCAATACTGCACCCCACAGTGTGCCTGCCCAGAACAATCGAATTCCACTACTCTAGACCCGACCTTCTGTCTGACATACAGTGCTTCAATTTCAGCAACTACAACCAGCACTGCCCCTATCTCCTCCCAGCCAATGAGAGAGCCTCGTTTTGCAATACTGCCCGAATGATGCTATATGGTGCATCCACCCAGGTGCGTAGGTGGCCCAAAGTGTACTTGGCGTACTTGTACTGTTTTGCCGGGTTCCACGAAACACCCACTGTCTCCAAACTACACAGGACAAGGTTCCTCACTTACGATGAGATAGACTTGTATGCCCAGAGAGGCGTGTTCAAACACAACCCCGAGAACGACACATGGTTGATCTTCAACAAGGAGTGGGTAGGACTGAATGACCCATTCCAGTTCCCTGGCCTCTTGGTGAGCAGCGCACTCTTGGGTTACCGACTTGAAAATGTGACCCACGCAGGGAAGAGAAAGCGCGAGGATGATCTCATGGACTTGAAAGACGGGATGAAGGAGCTGGAAAGCAAAATGGACGGGTCAAGTGTTTATGTCTGAGTGGCCCAGGGGATTCAACTTCTGGTACGGGATCGCACTGCAGGTGAAAAGAAGAGAATTGCCCTGAAGCGGGGGATGGAAAGGATCAATGAAGATCGCACTAGAGACATGATTTGGAGTGCACCCCGCAAGATTGTCAAGCGGAAATAGAACAGTAGTGGTTTAAAGAAAAAGAGGATTGTGATTGCT